AAACAAAGAAAAAAATAAAACAAAATCAGAAAATGAACAGAATAACAAAAATAAGAGAAGAAATAGGAGGAAAACAGGTTGATTTGACCTTTTACGGGCGCTTTTGCAGCCTTATCGAAGGTGATAGGAAGATAATACTAAGGGCGATAAAAAACGGTCGTAAAAAAGGCGTAATCGAGGCCATTCAGCCTGGGAGACATGACAGAATTTGGACCACATGGTCTATTGCTTTTGATGATCTGAGGGTAGGGGATACGGTAGAGTTCAGTACATCTGGAAAATACAATCCCGGATTTCATGCTACGGAAAAGTATGTAGGGTGTGTAGAATGGATAAGGGGATCGGAATGTGCGATAAAAACCGGCAATGGAATAGCAGTAGTATTAATTAAACATGTAGAAAGGGTGGTAAAATAATGGATTTAAGGATGTTTATAGACCTATTTCAGGAGATTGAGGTAGAGAACTTGTTTAAAGCGTTAGATTTATGTATGGAATATGTAAGATTAGATTTACATGTGTTTAATGTAGGAGCTTATGTAACGTGTTCATACAGTAATGATCTTGAATCTCTTTTACAGGCAGAAGGTTGTGATGTGAATATGATAATAGAGGTACCCCACTTATTCGAAGCGTTCATGGAATATGCTTCACCGGAAATGAAGTTGTATTATGAAAAACTAACAGAGATAGTATAATATGAAAGAAGAAGTAGAACGGATAAAGAAGTTGGTAGGCATAGATCATAACAGATGGGAGCAACCTTGTACATGTGATAAATGCAAGAACATGTGTAAGGTTCCTTGTATTGGTACGCCAAAAGACATAGAGGCTATCATAGATGCCGGATACGCTGACAGGTTAAAAGAAACAATGTGGATGGTAGGGTATCTTGCAGTGAAAGAAAAACCAATAGCGATGATCCAGCCAACAGAGAAAGACGGGTGGTGCGCATTCCGCCGGCCAGACGGTCTCTGCGAGCTGCATGACCGCGGACTAAAGCCGACTGAAGGAGTTCTGGCTTCTTGTAAGGTGGTTAAAGAAGACGATATTCCGACATACGAAACATCCGTACTTAGAGCAGTAGCTCATGAGTGGGTTAAGGTGGAGAACTTCGCAACTATAATGAGGGTCGTTTTTAAATTTTTGCATGAAAATGAACGTGGAAAATAAATTAGACAAAGTGGTTAATATCCTAAAAGAAAAAGGATTTGTAGTATATAGAAAGGGCGGGAAGGAGCCAGGTGTGTTTTACGCTAAAGAAGGTGACAGCCGGATAGGATTCGTTTATCCCAACAACGGATATATATACGACAGGATAAAGATGTGGTCTTTTTCAAGGGTGTATAAACCGCATAAGAAAACAGGGTCTTCGTGCTTAATGTGTGTCAGCGACGAATTTACTATAGAGAATGCGATTAAGAACATAGAGGATAGACTGTGGGTGAATTACATAAAAGACGGTAACAGAAAACGACCAGAAGAATATAAAAATATAAGAGAATTTGTTGGTAGCTTCACTAAATTCTACAACTCTGTAGAATTAGTTGAGGTTAAGTAGTTTTCCATGTAAGTTAGTTACCGGCACTGGTCTGCGAAGATAGGTGCCGTTTTTTTTATTCAAGAAAGGAGGACAAAGATGGAGAAAAGAGACAAGAAGATGCCTTACGAGGTAGTCATACAGGAAAGAAAAAGAGTGGATTTATACGGTAACGTAGTGTATTATATCTATTGGTTTGATAAATATGGGTACAATATCACAAAAGAATGGAAATTCTGGAGCAAGGGCCCGAAAAAGAAATACGATAGAGTTAATCGTTATCTAACGGATAGTTGGCTGAAGGAATACTGTGGGAATAACGATTTAAAGATAAGGAGAATAAAGGAATGAAAAAGATAAAAGTAGACAAAGTGATATTATATTACATGGATCGGGTAGACCCTGACGGGAACCTATACCGGTTCTATGTATATAAAGGCATGGCATCTGAAATAGAATACTTTTGCACGGAAAAGGCAGGCAATATGACTATACCAATCGGAGAAGGAGAGTATGTCAAGATTGTACCAAAAGAAATAGAGAAAATACCAGTAAGGGGATATAGGAAGCTTACTGGAATATGGAATCGTGAAACATGTAACGGGAAGGGATGGTATAGGCTTTTTAATTATTTCAAATACAAGCCGACCCTATGTTATTTTAAAAAAGCGGGACATGGTGAAAATGGGAACACAAGATACGAAATATCATTATTTAACAACATTATAAATGTGACAAGATATTTTAATCTGTGGAGAATGAAGCCAGGAAAGTATGCTATGGTAACAAACGAGTGTGGCGCCTTGGATGTTATAAAAGAAAAATTTGACAACATAAATATAGTGGAATATGGATCTGAATGAATTGTACAAAGAAATAGAAAAAGCAGAGGTTGATCTGAATGCAAAAAGATTAAAGTACATCAAAGAGGCATTAGTGGAGAACGGTGGAAGTATAAAGCTAAAATTCAAAGAATTTAAAGAGTTTAAAGAAACTAATGATGCGTTTGACTTCGATGATCAGTTTCCGGTGATAATAGAAATTGCTGGGATTCCTATGTATTTAACGGAAGTGTATGTCAAAAAAAACGATTTTCGTATAGTTCTGCTGGATTATGATGATATGACTTTAGGTGATTATGATAATACAGGGGAAAATGAACAGGTTGCTTATTTTATTAACTATTGTTTAAATCAAGACAAAGATGGGAAAGAGTAGAAAAGATTATGAGAAGTTTCTTAACTCCATATCTCCAGATAGAGACGATGAAGCATGGGTTATTGGAGGAAAGAACAGGTATTGCGGTAGAGAGAATTATGGCACTATGATCAAAAGGTATGATCCTATTGGTTTTAATGTAGGGTACAGGGAGTGGGTAGAACAGCCAGGGTAAGGCGACGCCTGCCCTGCCATGAGGTCGGCCTGGCTGTTCGTGACCAGGACCGTACATTAGTCAGATAGTGAACAGCGAAAACAATGCATAAAATGGGAAACGAATTAAAACTTAACAGCGCAGAAGAAGCAGAAGTAGTCTTAATAAGATTAACTCCAGAAGAGTATCCTATTGCGTACGCAAATAAGGTGAAATGTTTAATGCTTTCAGGTCTTAGCAAGAAAGAAGCTGAGAGGATGGCGATGGAGCCAATAGATCTTGAACTGTATTATGAAGTAGGTGTAGGACTGATGGCGGTAGAACCTGGAGCGGTGGAAGCCGGAACAATATACAGTCCATATTCAGGGGAATTATATGACAATTCAAAAATTTAATGAGGTAATTATATACCTAAAATAATAGCTTATGACATTCAAAGAATTTATGAAAGAAGTGGGCTATAACCTAATGACTACCTTTTGGGAAGATTTCAGCATAGCCGACAAGTATGGTATAGCAGGTGTCAAGGATACCTACAGACGTGCGTTTAATGAATGGAAAGATGATTATAAGTTTTTCACGGAATTAACGCTTGTATTGAATCATAAAATCTGGCAGCATTATGAAGGTGATCGCGAACTGGCTGCATTGTATGACCGGTTGTGGCGAGAAGCTGACGAGTATGCCATGAACAACTTTAAGGGAGAAGAACTTGATTATTATTACAGAATAACAGATTAAAAGTGGTTATGAAAAATACGATAGTAACAGGTAGCCTAATTGTATTCAGTGACGGATTTGTTTGGAAAAGATTGTCCAACGAAAAAGCCTATAAGATATGGGTGTCGGCAGAAAATGAAGATTTTGAGTTATACAAGATAAGAATAGATGATGAGTCTGAGTCATTGATAGAGAGTCTTGAAGACTTGCAGGATGCCTTTAAACAAGGTCATTATGTATGTATAGAAGTAGGCAAGCTACCATATAGCATAGATTTGAATTATTTACGAAATCTGCAAGAGATGTCGGTGATAGCCGTGGATGATCTAATGGGATTAAAAGAATGTAGCAGGGAAGAGGCATTTGCCATCATTCAAGAGTGGACTAAAGAGTTTACAGAGAAATATGGGGATTTTGATGGCTCATACTATGATGTAATAGATGAATTTATCGAAGAAAAATTAAGAACTATTTAAAATATAAAGACATGGAAGACGATCTTATTACAACAAAAGAAGTAGGCGATTATCGCATTAAAGTGTATTATTGCCATGATTCAGAATGCCCTATAACTAATTGGGGTTTGTTTGGGTCATTCTTTTTTGAATACTCTGATATGCATCGATTGCATGATGAATGCAATTGGAAAACTTTCTTCTACGATAACAAGCATAATCTTAGAGATGTTATTGTAATGAAGCATATAGAACAGAAAGACATTGTAAAATATTTAAAGAAAGGGGAAGCGAATGGGATCTCATTCACATACAACAGAGGTAGCAATGTATATGATAAAGGTAAGTTAAACAATTAAAAAGATATTTATATGAACAATTCAATGGTCGCTCACTTGTGGGCTCATGAACAAGAAGAATCAGCATCAGGGAGCAATTTCTTCTTTGAAGGTACAAGTATTTATTCTTATGGGTATCACTTTGAAGTCGGGAGAATAGTAAAAAACAAACAAGGGAAGAAAGCATACCTGATAAATGAAGATTATTATTCTGCTACCACGAGCAAACATCAATGCTATGTTCGTAATGCGATACCAACTTGGGCAATGGTTCTCAGTGTAGGGGATAATATATCGGATACTGGTAATATGAGGTTTGTTGCCAGCAAACTGGAATCAATTAAGAAGTCTATTGAAAAATACAAAAGAGCTAAAACAGAATTATCTTATACAGATATTTGGGGCGCTTTTGGGAATATGATGGATTACATTCAGTTCTTTAACATGGGAACTGCTAAGAGTATCCTTAAAAAGAGTGCTAATGATTGGCTTGGAACCAATCATGAATTATCCAAGAGCGGAGATAGTATCAAGCGTAAGCACGTACATGAATTAAAACGCATCTTTCAAATTTTATTGGATCATCAAGGATTAAAAGTGTTAGGGACCGTTAATGTGATTGTAGATGAAGTTTGCGGGGAAGGTACATGGATTAAGTATTCAGAAAGATCTGAAAGATGGAGAAAGGGTGAGGAAGAAAGAGAAAGAAGAAAATTAGAGAGATTAAGAAAGGAAGAAGAAGCCCGTTACAAGGATTTTGATGAAAAACTGGAAGAGTGGAAGTCAGGAGAAATCAATTTCTTGAATACACCTTTCTATATTCCTGATGAAAAACCTAACGCCTGGATCCGTATAAAAGGAAATATTATTGAGACAAGTAAACAGATAAAGATTGGAATAGCAGAAGCCAAAAAACTGTGGCGGGCTGTGTCGGCAATGCACCGGGGCGCCGAGTTTCGGCACGGTCTGGTGGAGGACGTCACCGGCCACCAGTGGAGTCTAAATCGGTACGAAAAAGATTTGTTAACCGCTGGATGCCACCGGATTGCATATAGCGAGATGGAAAGTATTGCGAAACAACTGGGATGGGCGTAAGTAACCCATCCTGTTTTATAACAATTAAAAACGAAAAGATATGGAAAATCCAATTATTGTTCCGTTTGATTTAAATACGGCGAGAAAAATTAAAAGCGGAGAAATAGAAGGTTCGGTATTAATTAATGATATTGAAATAGAATTTGCATATGAGTCGAAAAACTGTGCAAGTCCTTATAATTTGCTTTTTGTAAAAAAAGATGGATATGGGATAAGCGCTATATATGCTAACACAGAAGGTTGTACTTTTGCTGACGCCACTCTGGAATTGAAAGTAGAGGCTGGGGCGTATTTTAAGAAAGGAGATGTATTAACAAGCACTAAAGGATGTCAATTTATATATGATGGACTTATTACCAAAGGGGTAATGGGAAGTATATGTGGAATGGCAACATCTGGAGATATTGAGTTTGATCATAGCGGATTATGGACTGATGTGTATGATGAAGATAAAAAACGGCATGTAAGAAAGGCTATAGAAGAAGAGAAGAAATTTTTAGCAGAGAAGATTATAAAAGTCGAAGACAGTAGAAAAATAGATATAATAAAACGATATTTAAGTGAATATGAGTATCTATTAGATGAGATGCCGAAACGCGACTTCAAACCATTTGAACGAGTGCTGGTGAGAAGAACTAACCAAGAGAGGTGGAAATTGCATTTATTTTCCAGAGAATCAGGAGGAGATAATAGATACGAATGCTTAGGAGGGGTAGGATTTAGTCAGTGTATCCCATACGAAGGGAACGAACATCTTTTAGGAACTAATAAAAACAAATAAGATTATGGAATATAAAATGGTAACAATCCCGTTTGATTTAGAAACGGCGAAAAAAATAAACATAGGAGAAAGAGTAGGTCAGATTGTGACAGAGAAAGGACGAAATAGAGCAGAAATCGTATATGAAGACAATTCGTCAATTTGTCCGTTATTGGTTGTAATTCATTCTATTTCTGTATCGGCAGATTGGTTTTCTGCTACAGGAAAAGCATTTAGCAGCGAAAATCGCCTCCTTCTTGAAGTCCCGGAATATACTACATTTAAAGATGGAGATGTGTTAAGCAACGAAGAAGGAAATTTTATTTTTATCTTAAATGCTAATGGGAAATATTTAACATCTTTGTATGCGAGTCTTGCAGCGGGAACAAGTCTTAATATATCGGATGATATTGCTGCACACGAAAACCACATAGAATGTTATAGACTTGCAACAGATTCGGAAAAACAGAAGATGATTAAAGCGTTAAAGAAAAGCGAAAATCCTAAAGCAAAAGAATATCTGAAACGCTTCTTCGGGATTAAAGAAGAGCCGAAATATGATTTTAAGCCGTTTGATAAAGTGCTGGTAAGAAAAGAAGGAAATAAAAAATGGAATATCAGTTTGTTTGCAAGGGAATTTGTGGACGATTATAATGGATTGCCTTATAAGTACGAATGTTCTAATGGAACATTATGGGATTATTGTATTCATTTTGAGGGAAACGAGCATCTTTTAGGAACTGACGAGGCGCTTTAATGTACGCAAATTAGAGTTGCAAGAATATCTGTCCCCAGATATTTTGAAAATGGAACATATATGAAAATAGAATACATACAAAAATGTAAAGTTGGTGAATGTGGATCCCAAAAGGCACATGACACATTAGGGGTTAAATATGATTCGTTTGGAGCAATATTAAAAAACTTTGGATAATGGATATAGTAAGCAAATACACCGCCTTGTTAGGACAACAGAAGCTAAAAGAATCATTTGTGAAAGATTTGGAGCTTGTATTATCAAGAAAAAATCCTAATATAGAAAAAGGGAAACTTAATTTCATTCGTTATTCAGAAATGAAAAATTGGAGTGTAAGAGAGTTGTTTGGTGAAGACTTGGGACAAGCTGATAGGGCTTTAATAAACGCTGATAGGGCTTTAATAAACAAGGTGTATCATATGCTATTTGATATAGGTTCGGATTTTGAATCGGTTATAAGAATGCTATATAGCTTTCGTAACGGACCTAAATCGGGGATAAAAGTGGCGGATCCAGAGGATAATTACGAATGGACTAACAAGGACGGAAATGAAAAATATTCTACTAAAAATCTCCCAAAAGCGCATTTTAGATGGGATTGGAGAAGATATACCTTATCAAAAGAATCCGTTGATAAAATAACGGAGTTTGTAGACACCATATTAGAATCATAGAGAAATTATGAACGAAGTAATTTTAAGCAACATGTTAGGATGTCAGACATATTGTATATCAGACAGTCCTTCGAATAGATACTGTCTTATTGGACCTATTGAGTGCAATGAGAAGTTAATAGAAGTGTTTAAGAAGGGGATAACAGTAAAACTCAAATACGTGGAAAAACGGGTCCTGGATGCATTTACGGACAACGGAATCGACCTGAGTAATTACACTCATTGTATTATTGTGAAGCGGAATTTTTATCTCGCTTGGTAACGGCAAAACATAAACAATATGAATAATTTTGTAATAGATACTCCAGATAATTTCTGGCAAATAAGATGGCTTGACAAGTATATGGAAGGCCACAAAGGGTTTATAGCTGGTGGATGTTTTAAAAATATCCTTTCCGGATAAAGAGTAAAAGACATTGATATTTTCTTTGAAAGTGAAAGCGATTTTCAGGAGGCTATTGATTCGTTCAATGATGAAAAACATCAGAAGGAAGGATGGAGATTTAAGTACAGAACGGTACATGGTTAATACATATGGAGGTGACAACCAGATAGAAAACTGGATCAGATGCATGGTGAATGATGAACTCAAACAAAGAGATCATGATTTTGTAAGAAGAGCGTGCGAGAATGTCATCAGGAATCATGTATTAAATGAATTGAATATAATCGTAAGATCCAAAAGTGAGAAATGTACATGTGAAAACAGAGTACCATCCGAAGAGGATAAGAAAGAGTCAACTGACGGACTGTATATAATCTACGAAGACGGACATGCAGAGCCGTTTACCGGCGATAACTCCAAAGATTGTGTACGATACATCGGGTTGAAGCACAGATACATGTCATTTGCAATCTCACTGACGGAGCATGATATCGTACAATTGCTTGACGATGATAGCCGTGAAGAATCCGGAAGTGGGACATATTACGAACGTGAATGTAATGCGCTGTTTGACATTGACGGACGCGGCAATACGGAACGCCTTGTAGCCAGAAATCCAAAATTGAGAAATCTGCTGGAAGATGGCGAGTATATACCATCTCTTGGTCAATTAAATTTAATGGCCCATTATATGAACGAACTAAACAAAGCATTCGCTTATGTTTCGGCATCTCCCCTCTCCTCGACGTGGTATTGGTCCAGTACTGAGAGCAGCCAGGCCGTCGCGTGGTACGTGGTCTTCTCCAGTGGCCTCACGGGCACCGGCAACAAGCACATCGGAGACATGGTTCGGACGGTAATTGATTTTTAAAAAGGATTGCAATGATAACATCAGTAAAAATAAAAGACAATACAAAAACTCCATTTGAATATGTTTCGGATATAGAAGCATTTGAAAATGGCAGAGAATTTATTTTCAAGCCAGGAGTGAATGTAATTATAGGTAAAAACGGTAGTGGAAAATCAACCTTGCTTAACATCATATCAATGTATGCGTTATGCGAGAAATCCATGTGCTCTGAAATGCCGGCTGAGGCGCTGGATTTTCTACCTATATTTGATGATGATGACAAGGTTCTTGATGGGATTGACATATTGTCTGATTATGCAGGGAAAGTATTCCGTTTATTGCCATCGGCGGAGATGAATCGGGATAGTGTATTGAAAAACATCAGCAATTTAGATTTGTATGTGAATAATATTCGAAGATCTTATGGAGAGAAAGTGGTGTTATCATTGGAATCACTTTTCAATTTAATGTTCGGTCAAAAGGATTATACGTTTCCAATACGAGATCTTGTAGAATACAAGAAAAAATCAAATACGTTTTGGATTAAAAGAATTGATAATCTGTTGAAGTATTATAAAAGAAACCGCATAACATTAACAGAAAGCAGTTTTGAATACACGGTTCTCATGGATGAGCCAGACAGGAATCTTGACATTGACAACATAATGCAAATTTATAATGTATTGTCATTTCATAAACCACAAACACAAATTATAGCCATAGTGCACAATCCAGTGTTGATTTACAAGTTAAGCAAATTAGATTGTGTGAATTTTATAGAGATGACAGAAGGGTATCTTAATAAAACTTGTACATTTGTGTCTAACTAATTAAAAGTGAAACTGGAAGAAATTCAAAGAGGAAAAACCTCCAGAGGGAGAAGAGGTGTTGGCTTATCACCCAAGTTGGATAGATGAAGATTTCAACCCAAGAGGTATAAGAATAGGGTTTTGGAATGGAGGAGACGATTTTAAATCGGCTCATTGGTGGGATTATCAAGATTGTTATATCACAATCTCTCATTGTGATTGTGATGATAATTCTCTTTTCAGTGATAGAATAAAAAACAGCATAGAGCCAGAGTTATGGATATCACTTGATGTTATTACAAATTGCTTACCTAACATAAAACAAAATCACTTATCACAATGAGCTATTTTATATTAATGGGAAGAAGAATCCCCAAGCAAGCCATAACAGGCTTCAGATTCCAAAATGAAACAGACAACATTCGTCCTTTCCTGTCAATCAGGATAAGAGGGAAGGAGGAAATTATACCCCTTAAAGATAAAAGGGAAATACTGTCCGTGAAAGCGCATCTGTGTTCTATCTTTTCGGGGTTTGTAAAAATAGGTGACTGGTATCTCAAGATGTCGGAAGTTAAGGAGTATAAGCCGGTGACTGCCGAAGATATGAACCCCTATATCTTGTTTAAGACATCTAAGTTTGGAAATATAAAAGTTCGTTTCCCGAAAGATGAAGACATGGATGCCGAATTATTGGTGTTAGATCAACTTTTTGATGTAGAATGAATTATTGATCATATTTTAGAAATCATGACCTGGAAAGAATTGAAAGACAAAATATCTCTTATGACAGAAGAAGAGCAACAAAAAGAAGTTGCAGTCTGGGGAGAAAATATGAATCTAATGAAAGATTGTTCCTTGGAGAAAACAGACGAGGATATGTACTACAACTCTGAATGGGATTATACTTGTGAAGAGAGTGAATTGGAACCGGAAGACAAGAATGACCCTGATGTACATAAGGTATATGAAGCAGGAATGCATTATATTTATTCAAATTGATTTTAAAAAGATCTGATTATGGCAGTATTAACAACACTAAATATAACGGAAAAGAACGCTAATAACAGTTTATCTGTAACTGCTAAAGTGAATGTCACCAAAGAAGGAGTGTTTACCACTACTTTATCAAAAGAAGATGTGGATAAGATTCATTCTTATGGGATCAAATTACCTACAAACAGATTAGGCAACGAAGGATATTTCAATAGTATAGCACTTTCTGATTTGGAAAGTCAAATCAGGGAAGTTATGAAGAGATGTTTGAGTTATAAAATAGTAGAAGAAGTGCCTGTTATTAAGTATCAACTGGAAACGAATTGCACGTTTTCCTATGACAAAAACGGAAATATTGTCCCTAACCCCTCTAAGGAATGGACAGGAGGCGATGAAAATGGAAAATGGAGAGATGGAACTTCCCGTTTAGATGCCTTAAACACCCAACCTTTCGGTTTTAGTGTTTATGCAAAACCATTTCTAAAAAGAGTAATTGAATATGGAAATGGAGAGACAAAAGTAGAATACGGCAGGTTAAATACAGAAAAAGGAACTTATGCGCACTGGCTGAATTGTGTAACGAGCATATCATACAATAGACATAAACAGGTAATGGAAGTGGAGTGTAACGAATGTACCTCGAAATTATTCGTTGATATGATCAAGTCCATTTGTAATATAAGCGAACAAGTTAAGAGTTTTGTCAATCCAGAACAAATAAAAGCAATTGCGGAGTCAAATGAACCGATTTTGCTTTTATCTAACAACTAAAAAATCATGAGGTATGTATGTGTTTTTATCTGCTTTCTGTTATGGCTTATTTTTACATTGTTATTATCATCAACTGTCATAGGATTGGTTATAAGCGTGAGTGAAGAATGGCAGGAAATGGGTGACAAAATAATAGATAAACTTTAATAAAATATGAATAAGAATATAATCAACAACGCTCAACTTTTAGAGATTAAAACTAAGATTAGACAACTTGGAGCAATGATGAATGCATATCAATGCAGGTTTGTGGTTTCTTCGGGTCAATTGTTTTTTGTGGATGATGAATATGCTGGAACGGTTAAACTGGCTAATCTTGATAATGGAGAATCTAACATATCATTCCCTTCATGTGACGATGGATTGATAATCAATCCAGCCGATAAGCATATTAAATAATTTCAAAACTAAAAATATTTAAATTAATTAAACAATAATAAGACATGAAACAAGATATAGAATTTGCTGTTCCTCTTTTTAAAGCTGGTGCAGAATGGCGCATTAACAGCGTGTGGTATGATGCAAGCGAAACACCACAACACAGTGGTCTAATTGGAAAATAGCTGTTAGAATTTTCCATATCGTAAGATGGGCATACATCGAAGATTTACTGCCTATTACATGTTGAATAATATATTTTCACGAGATCATGACCGATAGAGAGCTTCTTGAAGAAAACAATAAAATACTAAAAGAAATTATAAATTTTGTAAGGAAAGTTGATTCTACTGAATACAGGGATCATCAAGACTTTATGGAATTTCTGAGGAATGTGGCAGCCGATATATGAGTGGAATATACGGAGCCTGAACAAAGAAGTAAGTTGTTTAATCTAATGAATAAAAAAAATGAAAACAGTTTTTGATTTAAGCAGAGATGAGATTGTGGCATTGACAGACGAAGAGATAAGTCTGTATATAGACAAAGAGCTTGTTGGTAAGGGTATTCCAATTAAAGCTAAAAATTGGAATATAAAGAACGAAAAAGAAGTCGTGTATCCAAGAACGGGAGTTCCAGTATTTATGTTAAAAGATATCGGCATCGGTTTTAGAACCATAGAAGGTGCAACAGAGGTGGCTAATTTGCTTATTAAATATAATGCATTTAAAATGGAATCAAAGTTTCTGATAGGATCGTATGAGCAGTTTTGGATCATAAATGGAAGTGTTTGCCCAGCCATTACAGGAGAAGCGGGATATAGCAAGGAAGAGTTTGATAAGGTAAACAAGGAAAACAAAGATCCAGAATTGGAAAGTATAAATTCTTTCAATGATACTGTGAAAAAAGCCAATGAAATCAAAGACAGGGTATTGAAATACGTGGACAAGATAAAACAGGAGCGTGCGTACAACATCGACCTTTGCATGACTTTCGAGAGATATATTGAGATAGCAGATAAAGATGCGGAGCGGGCTATGGCTTTCTTGAAAGAAGCCTACCCGTTTAATGAAGAAACAGAAGTCTTTATCAGGAAAAGATACAATATGTCTATCGATGTTGACCCGGAAGAAAATTAATTTATATTAAATCATTTTGTTTCTTATTAAGCAACAAAAGACATATCTTTGTCCGAAAAGTAAGAAACATGAAAGAGGGAGAAGAAAAGATTAAAGAGGCTATGGCTGAAGCCCTGATACATTTAGAAGGTTGCAAATATTTTGTGGTCACGATAGTAAACGAAGAAGAATGTAGGTTTGATATGAGTCAGCGTATGTCTCCTCGTCAACTGGCTTTGGTTATAAAAGGTGTATTATCAAATAATAATATGATGATGATGGATGTACTACAATGGTGCTCAGCCAGGCTTCAAACAGAAATAGAAAAAGGAAAGAAATCAACTAATTAAAATATTAATAACATGAATCGCTGGTTTGAAATTACGGTAAAAGCCGAGATTGATAATATCGAGAACGGCAAAAAAAAGAAAGTAACTGAAAAGTATTTGGTAGATGCCTTGTCTTATACAGAGGCAGAATCAAGATCTTTGGAGATCTTTAAGGATTTGTACAATTCTTTCGAGGTTGTAAAAATTAATCCTATTAAAGTGTCGGGAATCTTCTTCAACGGAGAAGCTGAGTACTGGTATAAGTGTAAGGTGAATTACATTACACTGGATGAAAAGAAAGGTAAAGAAAAGAAAACACCATGCTATATGTATGTCCAGGCCGGCAATCCCAAGGATGCCGAAGCTGTGTTGACTAAAGGCATGCAGGGCACGTTAGGCGACTGGAATTGCGAAGCTATTGCTGAAACGAAGATCATTGACGTATTCAAATATGATCTTCAGAAGGGAGCTGAAAAATTAGGCGAGAAGAAGAGTGAAGAGTAAGGCTGATGTAGTTTCCAACATAGCGCTTGTTGTGGCGATAATATTATTGCTTTCAGCAGGCGCTTTCCTTCTGATAGTGATTAAGACAGACGAGGTATCTAAATTATTAATGAACGTACCTTATCTACTGGCTTCAGCGGGATTGTTCTTTTCAATAATATCATTATTATTCGAATGGAAAGCAAGGAAAAGAAACTATACGTCTGCGAACGATGCGGACGAAAAGTGATGATAAGAAGTCATGGCTTATGCCAGGCTTGCAGGAGTAAAGAGTTGACTCCGAAGAAAAAAGACAGAATTACATCCATTAAAAACAGCAGCAAGAAGAAAAAGTTAAAGAACCCGGATTTATCCGGTTTTTTTCGTCTTATGCTGGAAGAGTTAAATAATAGTCGGATGTCTATGACTGGTAGGGCTATCCATTTTCCTACAGTATGTAACGTCTGTCACATACTTCCAAAAAGGATATATAAGTCTGTTGCCACTTGCAGAGATAATATAGTTTTTCTACATGAATCGGAGCATACGGTATTCGACATGTATCTTGACCGGATGGAATTTGATAAACTTGAAACAGAATTTCCTTTTGTGTGGAAGTATGCGGTAAAGAAGGTACTGGATATGGAAAGCAGAGGAATGATCAAGGAAAGAGGTAGGTTGATTATTGAAATAATTGATAGGTATGATAGAAGAAAAGATTAAAATATTAATAGATTTAGGGTTTGTACCTATGGTGAAAGGAGAGGGAAATACGTTGTTTAGAATGAACGATGTTGTGATGTCGGTGTCAGATCCTAACCAAACACCAGAGCAGTTGAAGAAGGAGGTTATGTCTTTAATAAAGAACAGAGACATAGCAGAAAGAGGCGGACAGGTTCCAGTAGTTAAAGAGCCGGCGCCTGAGCCAGAGCAGGCCCAGGGAGAAGAACCGGAAGCTCCGGCAGAGGAAGCAGATCCTAACCCTGGAGAGGAAGATTCGAATCCGTTTACAGAAAATCAGGAAACGTTAGAGCCGTTTTATATCTGTGATGAGTTAAAGAAGATTGAGACCCCCAAATTCGTAAGATTGACATTAGACGATAATCGTTTTTATGTAAGAAAGATGGATGATGGGACGGCTAAGATATATGCTTCGGTAACAACTTTAATCAAAGATGGGTATGTAGATGATAAGACAGCACTTCAGGAATGGAAGCAAGAGATAAAGATGCTTGGTCGCAATCCAGAAGAGGTAGCGCAGTATGAAGCCGATAAGGGAACGATCATGCACTACTTATACGGATTGTACCTAACAGGTAGAGATATGGTCTTAAATCGAAGCTTTGTGGTTAAGACAGTGCAAGAAGGCAAGCTGAAGATATCTAAGAAAAATCTTGATCGGTTCTTTAATAGCATAGATGATCTTGACGATATGATTGTCAGGGTCATGAAGTTTGCCAAATTCTGTTCTGATTACAAGGTGAAACCGATGATGATAGAAAGAATCCTTTCTTTAGAGGATTACCTTGTAGCAACACCTATTGATGCGATGGTTAAAATGACATTCAAATACAAAGAAGAAGGTTATTTTGGAGCCGTGTATCAAAGGGCTACCGGACAGTTCAAAAAAGGTGATCCGAAGAAGGAAGTAAGAGAAGTGGAAAAAGAAGAAGTGGTCATTCTTGACTTTAAATCGGGAGGAATATGGGAATCATATGCATTCCAATTGGAAGCTGAAAGAAGAATGGTTAAAGCATGGTATGGCATTGATGCACGTATTATGAACTTTTCTCCAAAAAGCACGAGCAGTAAAGGATATACGCTGAAAGAATGGACAGAAGACAGTGTAGCACTTGAAAAGGCGGACTGTGTGTTCCAACAAGGTATGTTGAATCACCTTAGAAAAGATAAGAAATTCAAAGTGAGAAAAGGAGTGTTGAATATCAATAAACCATACAATGAAGAGGATCATACGGTTGTATATGATATTGCAGAGGAAATATCTAAAAGGTTCATGATATAAAAAGCAATGAGAGGAGCTAAGGATGCTTGATTTTAGAAAATACGAAAACGTACCTCGGTTTCAACTTGACCGCAGGCCTGGCAGGAGCCGACTGAAGCTGACCTGCCCGGCTTGCGGGAAAAGCCGGTGCCTCACTCCTTATATTGATGTGGCAACAGGTCAGGTTGTTGGCAACGAGTTCGGAAGATGCGATCATGAACGGACTTGCGGTTACGATAAACGACCTACTGGTAAGGATGTAGGTGACAAAGATCTTTGGATTTCGGGAAACAAGTGTATAAGAGCTTATCGTCCTCCTGTAAATCCTGACGTTGTAAATTACATACCTTTTAGCGAGTTTGAGAGGACTGTGGTTCCAGACGATAGAAACACTGTATTTAGATTTTTATCGTCTCTATGGGGAAAAGAAAGGGTGTCTGATGTATTCAGGAGGTATCATGTAGGAACAATGGACTTATGGGGATGGAAAGGATGTTGTATATTCTGGCAGATAGACAAAGATTTTGTATGTAGAACCGGCAAGATCATGGACTTTTATATAAAAACCGACGGCCAGGGGAATGAGATTGATGTAAAAAGAGTGAAGGAAAAAGACGGTGACAATGAGCGGCCTCATGTTATGTTTTATCACTCGTTGCATGCAAGAGACTTCTTGTTTAGACAATGCCTGTTCGGAGAGCATCTTCTAAGCCAGTATCCGGATAAGGTGGTTAATCTGGTGGAATCAGAAAAGACGGCTATTATATGCGCTGTGAATAAACCAGATGAGTTATTTGTAGCTACCGGTGGGTTGCAGAATCTAAGGCCGGAAGTGATAGATGTCTTAAAAGATAGAAAGACTGTAGCTTTTCCGGACAAAGGACAAGCATTTGAGACATGGAGTAAAAAGATAGATGGGATGATGATGAAGTCAAGGATAAAAGTATCGGACTATCTTCAAAATGTTGAAAATGTAGGAGACGGAGATGATGTGGCAGATTTGATAATCAATAACAAGGTAAAAGAAAAACAGTATGAGCCTGGACGTTTATATTAAAAGTAAGAAGAAAGAAGAGGATCGTGAATGGGTTGCGAACATCACCCACAACATGAACAAGATGGCACAAAGAATATTCGTATCAGAAAATAAAGAAACGCTGTACGATTATGTTTGGAGACCAGAAGAATTGGGTAGGGAAATAGATACCGATGAGATGAAGAATGTACTTACAAAAGGTATATGTATTATGATCTCCAAGAGAAAAAGTCTTTTGAAATACGAGCCAGAAAATGGATGGGGGTCTTATGATTCATTTCTTAAGTTTCTTATCAAATACAAAGAGGCGTGTGAAGATCATCCGGGTTATATAATTGAAGCAAGTAGATAACAACATGGAAAATTATAAAAATACTTTAAATGAGGTAGTGGTGATCGAATCGTCACCAGAAACGTATTTTGTTTACGCTATTCGTAATGCTATTCGTATCTCTAAATGCGCGTATCCGACAGCCAAGAAAGTAATTTTCAAAAGAGAGGACGTAGAGGTAGAGATCTCGGAAATGGAAACTGAAAACAGTTTGTATGAAAAGTTTAAAGAGAAACAAAAGGATAGGGTATGGAACTCAATGTGCGGCAACAACGGATTTTAAGAGGCGAAATTTGTCCTTATTGCGGAAGAGAAACCGAGCTGGTCAATGCCGATAAAATATATAGTAGAAAAGGCTTAGGTATGGTTATGATGTGCAAACCATGTAATGCTTATGTCGGTGTTCATGAATCAGGGCCGAATAAGGGAAAAGCTAAAGGCCGGCTTGCGGGGCCATCACTGAGGTCTCTTAAGATAAGAGTCCATGCCGAACTTGATAGACTATGGTCTACGCCGGAGGAACGGGAAAGGATGTATAAGGATTTATCTGAATTTCTTTCTATACCGGAAGAATACACGCATATAGGTATGTTCGGCGAGAAGACGATGGGAAAAGTATTTCAGTTCTGTCATGCAAACAAAGAACGATCAGGTTCGAGAATAGAATGGCATAAACCTGGAGATAAGTGTCCTAATAAGAACAATCAAATAGTGTCAGGAAGTAGCGCATGCAGAGGATGTCCCGAGTATCTTCATGATGAGAAAGACGGGTATGTCTGGTGTGATCCTGATATGAGCTACGGCAGGTTGAAATAGGGCGCGAATTGCCTATCTTTGTGCTATTATTAATCAAAAAAAAATGTAAGAAGATGGGCAGATCAACAGAGTACTACAGGACTCATCCCGAAGCCAGGAAGAAAAAGGCTAAAAAGGACAAGGAGATAAATGCCAGACCGGAACAGAAAGCCAAACGCCGAGAGCTTGGTCGTAAAAACTACGAAACGGACAAGAAGAAAGGCAAGGGCTGGAGGAAAGGCAAAGATTGTTCTCATACAAAGAACGGTCTTAGGTATAAATCAGTAAAAGCTAATAGGGGATCCAAATCGGATACGAAAGGTGACAAAAATGCAAGAGGATCTGAAAAATAAAATAGATATAAGAAGGATATTCAAAACCTCTAAACAGGTTATGGAAGAGGCGTATGAGAATATCTTGAAATACAGGCGGGGAGAGCTTATCCCCGCTAAAACAGGATACGATTATATTGATGAGGCTTTGCTTGGAGGTATTT